AAGAGCTTATTAAGAAGCAAGAAACCGACGGTTATCAATGCATGAATCCGCTATGAGGTTTGTCGGAAGAGAAATTATGGTACCTACAAGCGCATATAAGCCATTCCATTGGAACGCAAAACTGTTCCCCGGTGTCTAGGGCTATATCTAGGTAATTTTCAAATTCTGAAGGTCTTATGTCGAAATAATCCAGGTTCTCTTCTTGCACATAAGATTCTTCCGAAGCGTTTTCGTCCGGTTCATAATCTGCTGGGTCGCTGCTTAACAGTTTGAAATATGACATATAAATACACTCCATGTGATTAATACCCAAATTTTAGTATTACACATATTTTAATAAAAAAATAAATGAGTAAAAATAAAATGCATGCTGATTGTTTTCTTGTTAATTATTTTTTAAGTGCAGATGATGAGACTTTGTTTAATAGAAAAACAACTGCACAGCTAATAGGGGAGACTCACGCATGGATGGATCAAAGGGCTATAAGGGGTGGTGGAATACCGTATACAAGGAAAGGGTGTAGATGTTTCTATAGAAAAATGGATATTTTGAAGTGGTTAGAAGAATTTAGACATAAAAAAGCCGAAGGTAGAAGTATTATCTCTATTTAGAAAACCTTGGGAGGACTTTACTCACCCGTAAAAAACTAAATAGAAAAACAAATCTAACTTCGGCAAATATAACGATAAACGATATTTAGTTAAAAGACAAATTATTAATTCAAGGATAAATTAACAATTTGATTTTTATTTTCAATAATCTATCGTAATATGTACACCTGAAATGTAAATATAAAACTTACATTTCAAAATTTTTCCCTTAAATCAAATTACAAGTTTGACTTAAGGCCTAACAATTGCTCCAACAGCAACACCTTTACAAGGAAAGCATATCTTAATGTACCAATCATCACAATGCAATAGTTTTAATCAAGTTTCTAGCTATTTACCTGAAAATAATTCAAAAAACACAGATTTAAAAGTAATATATCGTACTCAAGAATATATAAATACACTTGAAGATATTAGATATGCTGTCCTTCAAAATAGAAAAACCCTACGAAAATCATCAGCCTCGGTTCTTTTAAAAATAATTTCATCTCGAAATGAAAAGTTTGGTAACTGTATAACACGTCAAACAGTTCTTGCCGATGAAATGATTAAATTTGGTTATCACAAGCGTATAACTGAAAAGCAAATATCTAGGATAGCTAATAAACTTAGAGATTCGGGCCTTATTACTTTTATTCGAACAATAAAAAAGAATGGTTATAAAGCGACATACAGTTACAAGCTAACAGAATTAGGTAGAGAAATTTATTTCTATGTAATTAAAAATAACGAATCAAACCTACAGATAAAAGTTTTAGAGTCTACAACTAAATCTGTGGATAATTGTTCGCCATTAAATAAACTTTCAGAATATTTATCAAAAATGTCCGGTCCAAAACCAGTCCAAAGTCTATACAAATCAATGGTTGAAAATAAAAATGTCCGGTCTAATATTAATATCCCATATTTAAATCTCCATACCCATACGCGCTGGACGCAAAATAAAAATAGTGAGGTAAAAGTGATCGAGGAAGAAAAAAAATACTCGTTTATAGATTTGAAAGCCGAACCTATCGACATTGACGAACCACCATTTGAATTTTTACAAAAAAATAATTACCCATATCTTGAATCTTTTCAAGAAGAAATAAAGTCAGGCAACATAAAAATTTGTTCTTTTTCAGATCCCGATCACTTAACCGTAAAAGATATGATTCGGATAAAACATGAAGAACCGCCAGTTAAAATGTCATCAATACCTATTAACAAAACTAAATTGTCCCACGAGGTTTATCAGTTTCTTTGGAAAAATTTTAATGGAATACAATTTAATATTGTTTGTGAAATTTTAGAGAATACTAGAGCTTCTGGAGCTGTTAAGATGAATATAATTGAATCTTTAAAACAATTAGTAGCTAATCTTACAAAAAGAAATAAACCAATTAGGAATTTTTATGGGTTAGCATACTCTATAACAAATAAAGTTTTATATGGTGAATAATAGAATTTTTATCCACAATTTTTGTGAATAACTCATGTATAAAAAATAATAAGGAAAGTTAAATAAATGATTAAAACTCTAATGGATTGGGGTAAAAAAGGTGTTTGTCGTCTAGCACATAATAAAGCTATAGAAACATTAGATAATCCTGGAATAGGACAAGAAGAGGCAGAATCAATTTACGAAGACATATTCTTTAAGCAAATAAGGATTATACAGAGGAAGCATAGGACAGCAGAGTTAGAAAAGAAGAAGAAACTAGAAGCCAAAGAAACCTTCCGTTTCAAATTAAGCAATATAAATAAAAAACAGGAGAAACAATGAAAATATTATCAAATAAACTTACTTCTTCAATATCAGGTGGAACAAACGAAGAAGTGCAATACTATGGAAGATACATCATTGAAAATTTGGAGGATGGAAAAGTTAGGATGATTATGTGTTTGGTTGCTGAGGGAGACCTTAAAGAACCAAAAGCTTATTAACTTATATAGAGGAAAAACATAATGACGGTAACTGCGCAAGACTTAGAAGTTTTAGATGTTCCACAACCTTTGCCAACTATAAGTTCAGATCCTACATCTGAACAAACGGGGGAAACGTTGCCACCAAGCTATTCTTTTCGAGCTTTACCAGTTGTTGATGTTTCTTCTCCTATACCTTCACCTAAGAAAATAAAAGAGAATGTAATACGAGACAGACATTTATTAAGGTTCTGCAACGTTATGGGAGTAGAGCCTGAATCAAGAAATCATTTATCTGCCATGCAGAATATTGGTCATTATTTAAACACCAGAGTAGATGAACTTTCAATACTGAAATTAAAAATCATTTCCGGTGAGATGGAAATAGCATCTACATGGTATTATTTAAGCTCCTTAACTTTAGCAAATTATACACTTATGAGTGAGGACAATAGAAGTACCGTTGCAGCTTTCAAGGCATGGGTAGCTTCTGATGTTGAGCTTTTAGCAAATATTAATGTTGAAGACCTTATGATATTAGGTCAAGATGAGAACTATTATAGGTTTGTGTTTGTTACTTTAGTAAGCGAGCACTCTCCGCAATGCTCTGTAACAATGCGTGGTTTTAACTCTAAGCTAATGTTAGAGGGTACAGCAGAGCAAACATCTAAGTTTGGATTAAACGTCTTTATACGACGTTGTGAAGAGCTTCCTGTCGAAGCTATTAAACAACTTGGAGATTCAAATCCGAGGATAGCTCGTAATTTACTGATAGACCTACAGGGGCATACATTATTTGATGGTATTTCAGAATATTTTTATAACAAACACTGGCCTACTGAAGAGGTCCAAAAGAATCCAAAGCCTAAAGTAACGACACCGCGCTTCCTTTCTAGGAAAAAGCTTAAAACGCGCTCGGGTCAATCGTATACGGGGAAAGCAAAAAGCTTTGGTCTAAGAGCTCTAGATTTTTGTTTTGGCGCTTTCTCCCTGGCTTCTGGATATGTTCTTATGACGGTTCCTGCAGCTATGCAACTTGCTATATTTTCTGCGCCATATGTTTTGGTATCCGCCTTCATAATGTTAGCGGCGTATAAAGCAAAAAATCTTTTTGCAAAAAGAAAAAAGTCTGTTGAGGCAGACGATGATTCTGAGGATTATATTAGCGTTCCACCTCCTCAAACTGCATTGCAAACACAAGAAGAAGGTTTAGAATCGGAAAATGATATCTCTGAAGAACAATTTCATGATAAAGAACTTGGTTTTATAGACACAATAGAAGAAGAAATCCCACGAAGAGGAAGCAATGCCAGCCTATAAGGAATCTATTAGTCAGATACATTTATTAAGATGGTTTAGATTGCAGTATCCCGACTTGGCTGATTTGCTTGTCGGGTACCCTGCAGGAAACAATATGAATTTATTGACCGCTGTAAGAATGAAAGCCATGGGACTACGAGTTGGAATGCCAGACTTGCAGCTTTTGGTGCCAAGATTTAATCCTAAATTTATTCCTGGATTATTTATAGAAATGAAATCTGAAAGAGGAAGGCTCTCTAAATCCCAAAATGATTTTCATGATAAGTTGAGAAACCAAAATTATACCATTGTAACTTCATACAGTTTTGATGAAGCAAAGTATGAAATTCAAGAATATTTAAAATAACAACGAAATCATTATCAAATAATTTAATTATTTTATTTAAGAGTCAGCTTTGTGATAAAGTCTTAATACATATATACAAAATAGGGAAATTTTATGGATTTAAGAAAAGGTTCGGAAGTAAAAGAAGGGAAAAGGCGCTGTATTCGTTGTAGAGGACGAAAAAAACTATATAAGACAAACGGGGCATGGTCCTTCGAAAACTCAGGCGGAACATTAACAGATTGTATATTATGTCTTGGAACAGGATTAATAGACCTTCCTGATGATGGAGTTGAGTTTGTTTGTGGTGGAGACCTAGTTCCTATTTCTAAAGAAACGAGATTAAGATTGGAGAAAGAAGATGCCAAAGAATCCAAAAAAAGACGAACAAGAAAAGCCAAAGAAGCCTCTCCGTTCGAAAAAGAGTACTGATAAGCCTGCGCGCCCATATCCACCTAAATTAAAAGAATATAATGACAAGAAAACGGCGGCGTTTAAAGAAATAATGAAGCCTAAAGTTGAGAAAACCATTATGGGAAGACCAACAATATATACAGAAGAGCTTGCGGATTATATTATTAGACAGGTGGCCTCTAGTGATATGGGTCTAAAAGCTTTGTGTGCCTCGGACGATAGGATGCCAAATCATCAGACGGTTAATGCATGGAGGTGGGATTATCCTGAGTTTTCAGCCCGTTACCTTACAGCAAAACAACATCAAACATACATTATGGGAGAGGTTTGCGAGGAAATTGCCGCTGATAAGGCATATTATCACGATGCTACAGGTGAGAAGCGTGTTGACCCCGGTTACATTGCATCACAACGCTTAATGGCTGAAACTAAACGCTGGCATATGAGTAAACTTAACCCTACATTCTTTGGAGATAGAAAGGTTGTAGAGCAACTGCAAGGTGAGAACGAAAGCATTAAGGCTGAGCTTATGGCTCTAAAAGCTCAATTGGCATTAGTAAATAAGAAGGAATACTGATGGAAGACAGAATAGCTAAATTTATTGAAGATTTCGAATGGATGATGAAATGTACTAGCATGGATTTCCCTTTCGATGTTGAATTAGAAGAAGCTGTTTGTTTGGTTAAAGATTTAAAAGAAAAATTAGACAAGAATAAGAAACATAACAGATGTATGAACAGTTCAGATAGGACAAAAACATGATAGAACGTTGGAATGATGAATAAGAAGGAATATTGATGGGCGATAAAAAAGAATTTAAAAAGAAACAGTTTCATATAGATTCAATGAAATTCAAAGATATAGAATGGGATGAAGAGCGTTGGGGAATTAATTTGAAACTATACGAAAAAGATGGAAAGAATAGTATTGCTGTTCCTATGTTGGACACATTAAATTATGCCATGTCAAAACTGGAAGATCTTTATAACTACCTAGGTAAATGTATTGATAGCTCAACTGGCAAATCAAATGGGTACCAACTAAAGAATCTTAGATATTTAACAGAATCAATTCAAGAAACCATCGACGAAGCGTATCAAATTCCAAGCAAACAAGACCTTATAGATACTATAAAGGAATGCCTTGATACTCTTGATTCGGTAGATGAAGAAAAAGAAAGATGGCAGAAACGAGCTTTTGACTTAGAGCGTAAATATGAACCAGATGATGATTTAGAAGACGAAGATGACTAAAAGGGATATAAGTAAGTCAAAAATAAGAATTCAAGAGAACCATGAGACTGAAGATGTAGTTGAAGTCCTTTTAGGGATAAGAAAAATCCTTACTGTTAGAGACAAGAAAGAACCGACGGATATATATTCTCGATTTTTGTGGCCTTACAGATAGAGAAATAAAAATTTATTATGCGCGCCTATTTGACAATAGGACATTTAAATCAATAGGAGAAGAAATTGGAGTTGCTCCTAATCATGTAAGTGAAATATTAAGTAAATCTCTTAGGAAAATACGGGGTTTCTGGGCAAGAAATTATGAGTGGGATCAAAAAGAGATAAAGAATCTATGAAAGAAAATGACTGACAAAGAAAAGGCAATCATGGACTACAAAGAGCTTTGTAGATTTCTAATAAAAGAGGCTGTTAATTTGAGCGATGATTTTTTTGAGATTTTAAATGAAAACGCTGGAGAATACCCTTTTTCTTTTAGTGGCCCAGAGAGGGTAATAGAGGTACACGATAGAATCAGGGAATATTTAAAATATGCTTCTATAGCTTATGAGTTAATTGATACAGAATAATAAAAAAGGAATAAAGAATGACTAAAGAAGAAAAGATTGTAGCTTTACACAAAGAATTAAACGAAGAGTACGCAAAACTATCCGCTACTTCTCTCAGTGATATTGATGAATATGCCAATGAAGACTGGAAGACATTGCGTATAGAGTGCGCCAGTGATAAAGATGTTATTCCATCATTTACATGGGCTAATAGAACGATTACAGACCATTTATCCGGAGTATTTAACAAACCAGGAGTATACGACATACTTTTCTGTGTTAGCCATAGAGGAGAGTTTGATAACTCAGAAGAGGCTAATCAGAATAGAGCCAAGATAAGGGAAGCTCAGGAATTGATTAGCAATAAAGCTAAAGTTGAGATGGCAAAGATTGAGTCTGAGTATTCCGAAACGGAGCGTCATTAGATGCCTATAGACTTCCAAGAGAAGATATTCCCATGCTTTAAACGTTTCATTGAGTCAAAAGACAAAGAACGACTCGGGGTTGAGATAAAAAAGATAATAGAAGAGACTCCAACCGCAGACAAACTGGATTTTGTTGTTCAACTTAGATCTTTCCTTGCCATTATAACTGCTGTCAATGAAGGCCAAAGTCTTGGTTCAGACCAGATGCAGGAACTTTATAATGGGCCAATGATGACTATGATGACCATGGCGTTAGCACAACAGGCTGAAGATGCTTCAAAAGAAGAAAAAAAGGTGAAACCATAATGAAAATGACAGAATCAGAAATTGATAAAAAAAGAGAAATACTAAGGGATATAGCATTCAATCTAGAAGCTATTAAGCTTGATGTTCAAAGAGAGATTTTAAATATTGGTTATGATGGCTCATTCTTTAGAGACTCCTCGTATTATGAGGAAGACATACAAGAATTAAAAAAACAGTTTAAGGACTTATTTAAAGGATGCGTTTAATGGAAAAGGATACCAAAGAAGAGATTAAAGAAATACTTTTGAGAATAAAGCATTGGTCGGAAAAGGTTTCTGAATCAACTATTTCTAGGTTAAGACAACTAGAAAACGACAATGTTATAGATGGCGAGGCCATAATGGACAGATATCGACCACTACAGGATTGTATTGAGGACTTAAAGGAAAAAGGAATGATTCATTATTTTGGAAAGAACAATGAATAAAATAGAAGACCAAAGTGTAGATGGAATAATTAGACTGCTTCTCGGGATGGTAA